AGCTACGCCTGCATTCGGAACAAGGGAAATCAGAGGGCAGTGCTGAGAACTCAGCAGTTCATGAGGTCAGCGGCGATCAACTACTCCACGCCCTGGATCGTGAAGGCTGACGTTCAGAAATTCTTCTACAGCATTGACCGAGATATTGTGAAGTCGGTTGTTCGGCGAAAAGTCACGTGCCCCAGAACACTGGCACTGCTTGACAGGATTGTTGATAGCTCCCCAAACGAGAAAGGCTTGCCGCTTGGGAATTTGACGTCCCAGCTTCTGGCCAACGTCTTGATGAATGAAATCGACCATTACATCAAGCGCACTTTGAAAGTGAAGTATTACGTCAGATATGCGGACGATCTGATTCTCCTGGTGGACGGCAAGGCGACAGCGGGCGATGTTCTTGGCTGCATTCGGTCCTTCGGCCGGGACGTGCTTAACCTGACCTTCCCGGATCGAAAATGCTTCATCCGGCCATTGTGGATGAGCCTGGAAGCCCTCGGTTATCGCATTGCACCGAACCGTATATCTCTAACGTCCAGAGCAAAGTCAGCACTCATAAAGCGGCTGAAGGCGTTTGATCGACTGCTCATGGAGAACAGGATTACCAGGCCAGCGGTTATCCAGTCGTTGACCAGTTGGTACAGCTATGCGGGCATGGCGAGCTGCCAAAGGTTTACCCGAGACGCCTGCCTGAGAACACGCCAGATACGGTTTACCAATAGCGAACGATTCATCATTGTAGGTTGCCGAAATGATCAAAGATGACATGACCCCGTACCGGTTTCGGGTACGCTTTCTGGACAACGGCATTGAGCGGGTCCATTACACGGATGACCGCCGGTACTATGAGCAGCTGATTGCATCCCATGGGCACCTGTCTGATCTGAAGATTGACCCGGTTTCTTTGACAGCTGTCCAGCAGCAGCGGCTCGACCAGATCAAGGCCGCCGGCCTGAGCGGTCACGAGGTCAGCGTTTACGTCCAGCACGGAACCACGGAGTCTGACGACACTGGCTTCTTTGATGCATCGAAGCTGACGATGTACCAGAGGTCGCTGGTTGAGCCGGTCATCCGCGTCCAGCGCAAGGATGCCGAGGCATCCGGAGTCATGCTGAACGGCGTCCGCTACGCGGGAGATCAGAGTAATCGGCAAGCGCTTCAAGAAGCGATCATGTCTGCGGATGATAGCGCTAGCACCAGCTTTTCAATCTGGAAGGATAGCGATGGCCGATATCACCAGAATCATCCGGTTTCAGAGGTCAAGGATGCTTTGAGGAAGATCGGCCAAAGACGCTCAGCATTGATTTCCCTTGAGGCACTTTACGTTGCCCAGGTCGCGTCCGGGGAACTTGATACCGGCAGCCTGGATTGGACTACCGAATTCGATTAATCAGAACCCTACCTCCCTGATCTGGGAGCTTAATAGACGATTTGAGGTTGATTGCCATGGCTGCCAACACATTGAACCCGGATATTGGAGACAAGCAGCACCTGGAGAACCAGGCTATTCATCGCCAGCGGTTCAATCATAAAGAGGTTGTGAACGGCACAGGTGAATGGGTTCTGATCCCGGCGGGCCCTGAGGAGCTGATGGTAAGCATCGAGCCGTCTTCTGGCACAGCCCGGATCGAGTTTACCCAGGACCCTGTCAGTGACGTGGAAGCCGGAACTGCTTCCGGTAAGCCCTGGCCCGATGGAGATGTTGCCGCGTATGCGCACAGCGTTATGGCAAACGCGGTAACGGCAGTCCGTTGCGTGAGCACAGCGGACACAGACTTCCGGGTAACCATGTGATCCGAGGGCCCAACGGGTCCTTCCAGAGAGGTGCGGCCACCGAGGGCGGCGCAGACGCGGAATTTTTGCACACCTCAGGCGGCCTTGGCCTTCCTTCCTCACTTTAAGAACAAGCACTTACGGAATCGCTGATCTGCTGAATTCGAACATTAACGGATTCAGAGGGTGATTTCGTTTCATAAACGGGCGTTCAGATGGGCAAGCGAGTGAACAAGCGAGAGCTGGCAGAGATCTTTGGTATCTCTGAGCGCTCCTTCACGACCTACCAGAAGGACCCATCGTTCCCCGTTGCCAAAGCCGGCCAGCGTGGCCAGGCAAATGAGTACGACACCCAGGACGTTCATGAATGGCTGGTGGAGCGCGCGGTCAGTGGGGCCAAACACGAGAACTCACGTGAGCGGCTGGACCGGATCAAGGGCGATCGCGAAGAGCTGGCCCTGGCGAAAGATCTTGAAGAACTGGTGCCCGCGGCACTGGTAGGGGCTCGATTGGAACAGGTGGTGCTGGCGATCAGAACGGGCGTTCTGACTGGCAACCCGAAACTCAAGACAGAGATCGACACGCTGTACGACGTTGATCTCGATATCGAGCTACTGAATGAACATTCTCGATCCATCCTCAGACAACTGGCAGGCCTTGGCGGCCAACCTGGAGCGGGTGATCGCCCAGACTCTGTTGAAGTTCGAGCCGCCACCGAAGATCAGCTCGACTGAGTGGGCCAACGAATACCGGTACCTTGCCCAGGAGAGCAGCCCCATGCCGGGCAAGTACTCAACGGATCTCACTCCGTGGGTGCCGGGCATGCTGGATGCCATGGACGATCCGAAGGCCAAAGAGGTTGTCTGCATGAAGTCCGCCCAGGTGGCATGGACGGATGGTGTCTGGAACAACTACCTCGGGCGCCGGATCCATAACGATCCGTGCCCGATCGTCCTGCTGTTCCCGAAGGACAAGACGATCCGCAAGTACCTGGACCAGAAGTTTGTCCCCATGGTTGAGGCCACTGAGGTGCTCCGGCCGCTGGTGGATGTGTCCACGTCCAGGAGCACCGGCAACCGAACCGACTTCAAGAAGTTCCCGGGCGGGTTCCTGGCACTGGTGGCCAGTAACGCGCCGGATAACGTGAAGTCGCTTTCCGCCCCGGTGGTATGTGTCGAGGAACCCGACGACTGTAACACCAACGTCAAAGGGCAGGGCGACTCGGTCAAGCTCCTCGAGGAGCGGGCGAAAACCTACGAATACCGGAAGGTCATCTTCGGCGGCACGCCAACCGTGAAGGGCTTGTCCCGCGTTGAGAAGGCTTACCTGGCCAGTGACCAGCGCAAGTTCTACGTGCCTTGCCATGAGTGTGGCGACAGCCACGTGCTCAGCTGGGACAACGTGATCTGGGATGAGGAAGCCGAACAGATCGATGAAATCTACGGCAAAGCCCAGCCGGAAACCGCGCGCTATGTGTGTCCCCATTGCGGAGTGCCCTGGCGGGATGTCGACAAGAACCGAAACGTTCGCAAAGGGAAGTGGCAAGCCGAAAGGCCCTTCCGTGGCGTAGCCGGGTTTTACATCAACGAGCTGTACAGCCCGTTCCCTGGCTCCAAGCTGGCCATGCTGGTTGAGCGATACCTCAAGGCCAAGCATGCCCAAGAGCAGGGCGATGAAGCCGACATGATCGTCTTCGAGAACAGCTGTCTTGGGCTGGCCTATGAGTACCGGACCGACGCGCCCTCGACCGATGCCCTTGCAGAGCGGGCCCTGAATTACCAGGAGAGCACCGTGCCAGCCGGCGGGCTTCTGCTCACCGTTGGGGTGGACGTGCAGCACGATCGCCTGGCAGTCATCGTCCGGGCCTGGGGCCGCGGGGAGGAAAGCTGGCTGGTGTACTGGGGGGAGATTGCCGCCCAGGGCAGCTGCACAGACAAGACCGATCCGGTCTGGGATGAGCTGGACCGCTTCATCTTTGGTGTCTACCAGCATGCTTTGGGCTTTGGCCTGCACGTTTCAGCAGCCAGCATCGACTCCTCAGATGGCCAGACCAACGATGCGGTTTATAGCTACGTGCGCAGCCGGCGTGGTCGCGGGGTCAAGATCATGGCCATCAAGGGTGAATCGACCAACATCAACCGCGAGATCGTAACCCCGGCGAAGAAGGTCGACGTGAACAACAAGGCCACCAAGGCCTCCCGCTACGGCCTGCCGGTGCACATCATCGGTACGCACAAGGCCAAAGATCTGATCGATGCTCGACTGAAGCTCACCGGAAACGGCCCTGGCCGAATGCACTGGTATGAGAACGTCCGGTCCGATTACTACGACCAGATCACCAGTGAAATCAAAGCGCCGTCTCGCCAACGGGGCGGACGCAAAGTCTGGCAGCCGAAAGCAGGTGTCCGAAACGAGGGCCTGGACTGCGAGGTCTACGCATTGCATGCGGCCCGCACCCTCAAGGCCCACATCAAGAAAGCGGCTGACTGGGATGCACTGGAAGCGAAGCACAAGCAGGGCGATCTGCTTGCACCGGCGGCACCTGAACCTTCCCGGGAAAAGCCCGAAGCCGATACACAAGCGAAGCCAACTAAAGAACGCAGAAGC